GTATGTCTGTATCAGCTGTCACCAGTATCCTCATGCCGTTGACCAAATCCACTCCATCCACATTGTAGCCTGTGGCGCCCTCTATGGTGGAAAAAACATCTGTGGTGAATGTGTCAATCACATCCACATATTGTTTGGCAAATGTGCCAAATTGATACAATTTTAAACCAGCATCAAATTCAATAATGGGTCTTTGCGCTCTCAAAGACTCGTCCACTTCTAATGGCACACCATTGTATGTGGCCACTGCCTGTATCACTGACTTGTGAGTCCATTTGTTGATTCTTGACCAAGGATTTCTGTCTGGTGAATTTTTCTTAATTACTATATAATCTTTCACATCTGCATTCAAATCATCTATGTCAAATGTTGCTTTGTCAAAAAAGTCTCCTGCATTGTCAAATGCATCAAGATTATCATCCGCAATATCACTGGGCACAGCAAGATCTTGTTCATTCACTAATACAATGGCTTCGCCAACACCTTCCACATACCAATCATTTTGTGCATATTGGATAGGAGTAACATTGCCTTTAAAATTAACTTTCATACCATTAGATAATGATATACCGTTGGTTAAAGTATAGTCTTTCTTGCCTAGAATTTCTTTTGACACATCTATTTCACTGTTTTCTTCTATGTTAGCAATTTGTATCAATCCGTAGGCATTGATATCATTGGCAGCTACATAATAAAGTATGTCTGGAGTGTTTGCATCCACCACAAAAGTTATTATGCCTTGCTCAACATTTTGATCACTCACACCGTTGGGAGAGTCTACAAAATTAAAATCTGAATCTAAAGTTCTTGCTGTTTTGATTGTGAATGGCAAGCCTGGAGTATTAATATCAAAACGATAGGTTATGCCTCTGTACAAAATAAGCGTAGCATTCACTGTTTGACCATCAGGTGTGATCATGTAGGCCACATTGTCTTGATTATCACTCAGCGTCACTGTATAAGTGCTTTGTACTTGCTGTTGTAAACCTGTGATGGTGATGGGGTTAGGGCCATAGGTCAACCAATAGTATTCTCTAAAATTTATAAACTTGTCCCAGTCTATATTGGGATTCCAACTGTAGTATTCTGCAGCATTTAAAACACTGTGGTTGTCCACAACACCACCCAGACTTTTTATTTGGTTGATGTAATCCACATAATCTTTGTAAAACAAAACATTGTTAAGATTGTCTCTGCGTACTACCACAGGCTCTAATTGATAGTTTTGTCTATCATCACTGACTTCATTGATGTAGTTGTCATTAGGCACAAACGCTTGGGCATTTTTTCTGCCATAAAATGCACTTACTTTTTCAACTGTACCAGGATTTAAAAGTTGATCTAATGTACTGTATAAAAATTTTGTGTTGGTGGGAGTTCTAAAATATCTTGGCAGTAAATCGCTTGATTTACGACTTACAGAACCATCTGCTGATGTGGGAAGTGCTGACTCTTCTTGATTGTTATCGTATGCCATTTTTAATAACCATATCCTCCAGAAGATCCAGAGCTTCCAGAAGATCCAGAGCCTCCGCTACTGTTAGAACTGGTAGCAACACTGCTGGTGCCACTGGTGATGCCTGTGTTGATTGTGTTGGTAGCAGTGACCACAAAGCCATCTGCTCTCAATTTAGAAGCAGTCAATGCATCAATTATTTCCACATCCTGCACAGTTGCCCCACTGATGAAAATTTCATCACTTTCAGATTTAATTTCATACAGACTACCAAATGTTTGCACAGCCTGATCAGGCACAATCACAAAAGTAACTATGTCTGGAGCCAGTTGAGTCATTACGTAGGTGCTTAGTTCTGAGAAATAAAATGTATCTCCAAAATCCCAATTTTCTAGATTAAAATATTGATTGATTGCCTGTATTACACGCACTTTGATATCATCATTGTTTGTGACTTCGTTTAGGTTTTTAACCAATTTAAATGTGGCTTGAAATTTAGATTCTGATTTGTCACCAAATAAAACTTTGTATTTCACTGGGTGATATATTACTTCATCACTGATAGATTTGATTAGATTAATTTGTTGCCCAAAATTCTTATACATATTATCTGAACTTAATGGCAATGGTTTGTTCTCTATTGTTCCATCCAACCATGATCTAAAAGAGATGTCGTATGATCTTGTTAACAAAAACACATCTATAATATTAGTTACACTAGGATCTATTCTAGTAGCACTATCTGCACTGTGAACATATTGAAATTTTAATTGAGATCTGCCTAAATGTGCCTTATAGTTGCCAGTCACAGCAATAGTTAAAGTGGCTTTTGATAGTTTTTTAAATACATTTGTCACTGAATTGTAAAATACAGTGTCAGTATCATATGAACTATAAGCTCCTATCTGATTTTCACTGGTTATTGTTACAATATTTTCTAAATCTGTTGATACATAATTAAAATCTTCCACTCCTGCTGTGGTAATTTTCTTCTGAAATATATAATTGTTATTGGCTACAATATTTTTGAAAGCGTCTGGATTATCCATCAGTCCATCATCATCAGAATCAAACTGAGTGACTTCAATTTTTTTGCTGTCAACATAGCCTTGAGTATCTCTGTACTCTTGCAGCACTTGCCAATCAACGTGGCTTTGCATAGGCGTAAGTATTCCTGGAGCATTGTTGATAGATAGCACAGAAATTTTATCTTTAATCACTTTACCTACGTTAGCCACGTAATCTTTGTTGTTGCTGTCATAGAAAAAACGTATTTCTTTGTCACTTTCAAAAACATATCTCACTCCTCTATAGGTCACTGTGTATAAATCAGTGTCAGTGGTGAACAACAACAGCCAACTGGCATCCAGTTGTTGATTAGTGTTGTCTCCTGTTTTTCCTGTGCTAAAACTACCAAACAAATTTAAGTTAGTTTCATCAATCACCACCCAATCTCTCACAGCAGTGTTGTATCTTAAACCAAATACACTGTTAGAAAATATTTTATCCAACATTTGTAATTTGATATCACTGGATAGCACTTTTGAAAATTTTGCAATAATTTGTGTTAATATTGCTCCTGTAGGAACAATATCATTGAATACGATAGGTCCTGTGCCATCCGCTTGAATTACTGTGCCACTGTCAATCACTCTAATCACTGTGGTCCATAGAAAGTCAGTAGCTCCTGGATGATTGGCAGACCCTTGCATCAGTGTGCCGTCAGGCATGAAATGATAGCCTATGGGCGCAACAAATTTACATTGTGCTTGTGGTTCTAAATATTTTAAAACACTTTGTGTGAATGTTCCCACTGCAATTTTTTTATTGTCCACATCCTGTAAACCACCTGTGGAGATATTGCTGCCTGAACTGCTTTGATACCAATAATAATTAACATCTGTGGTTAATATTAATGGAAAATTGTCTTGATAAAAGTTAAAAAGTTTTTTTTCAGAAACCAAAGGTTCAATCACATTGTTGATCACTCCTTCTATGTCTGTTCTGCTGACATAACTGAACGTGATGCTGTTGTCTATTCTTTCTTTGTAAATGATTCCATCATTGCCAAATATGTTAGTGCTGCTGTATTTGCTGGTGGCATCTAACAGGTCAAAATATCTTGAAATTCCACTGCTGGTTCTATTAACTGACTTAACTTTAATAATTTCTTGATTGGTTGACAATGGAGCCACATTGTAATCTTCACCTGTAATCATTCTGTTTTGAGTGTAATAAGTGGATGGAGCATTGCTTCTTATAGATGCTGTGGTTTCTGAATTGCTGGCATTGTCAATGGTGTATTGCAATGACATAGCAATGGTGAGTGTTTCAGTTTTGCCTGATGCACTGAGATAGTCCACTTGAATTTCTATATTTGCCATATCGGCTGGCACTATTTTAAATTGTCTGTTATCACTCACTCTATAATAGGCTCTGAACCCGCCTTTGGGTAAATTGCCAAAAGTTCCATCTGCAAATTGCAGATTGATTCTGTCTTCTGTTCTAGTAATCACACTGTAAATATTTCTAATACCTTTAGCAGTGCTGTTGTAAATCACATTGTTGCCCTCTGTGGCACTAACTTTGGTCCATAATTCTTGTTCTACTTTGTTGCTGTTCAGAGAATAAAGCCATACATCAGTTTGATTGATATTGTCAGCATCAATGCTCACTATTTGGTTGGGTGTGGATAGTGCCACATTAAAATCNCCTTGCTGCAGTACACCTTGTCTAAAATGAAAAAAGAATCCTGTGTGGCTGCTGGAGTATCCTTTGCCATCATCTTTGTACAAACAAGATAATTTATTTGTGGGTAATGGCGCCAATTCTTCAACGATGCCTGCATTCACATCCACTGATACCACTTCAAATTGTGTGTTTCTTCCGTCTATGCTTTTGGAAAAAGTAAACACTGGAGTTTCCTGTAAATTAGAATTGAATTGATATTGTTCCACAGGAACACCATCCACTGTGTCTTTTTTGTTGGGACGACCCACTTTGGTGTTGACTGGTAGTGCAGCATTCATTACTTTTATAAATTGCTCATACCAATCTGGATTACTGGTATCATTCCATATTATGGTTTGATTGGCAATGTTCACATTGTTGCTGTCAATGATTCCTTCTGTAGTGGAAATTGATTGCATTTTTAAAAGTCCATTGGCACACTGATTTCTTTTGGCATTGTAGCTCAGCAGTCTAGCCAGTCTCAACACAGATTCTCTGCGCTCTGCTAATTCAATAAAATTTTCTCTAGCATTGAGGTCAATTCTAAAAGCAATATTTTGTCCCAAGAAAGCAATCAAATCAATCAAGGCAAGGTATTCACTGCTTTCTAAATAGTCATTGAAATCTTCTGGATAATTTTGACGCAGATATCCAATCATGGATCTGCGAAGATTGTCAAAATCGTAGCTGGTAAAGTCAGCGTTTCTAAAGCTCTGATAGACCTTTCTCCAGTCTTCTGCCAGCAATAATTTATTCAATCTATCTGTGGATGACATATATCTCCGTTATATGAAGTTATTTATTAGGTTTGATTAAATGCTCTGTTAATTCTAGCTGATTAAACCCAGTTTTTCATCAAATTTTAAACGCAGACTTTCTGATATATTGTATGTAAGATAGGTGAGATCGCACTGTATTTGTATGCCACTTTCGTAGGTGTCAACAGTTACACCATTTACCTGCACTCTAGGGTCATAGTTCACTATGGTGGTCACATTATCAATAATTTGTTGTTTAATCATTTCTGTCAAGGGTTCAAACAAACTGTCCCAAATGATGGTGCCAAACTCAGGATTTTCCAGTTTTTCTCCTTGACGTATGTGAAAATGATTCAATATGTCCTGCCTAATCAATGCAACATCATACAGGTTGAAACTGGTAGCATTGGGATCCACTGTGCTGATGCCTCTGTAGGCTCTGGGTCCAGATGCCTGAGTGTAGGCTTTTTTTGACTTTAATGTGATGTCTTTGTATAATTTTTTTTCTTGTGTGCTCATATATATATTTATTATCCCTGTGGGAACGTCTTATTAGAAGCTGTGATTATTTTTGCTGAGTAAGGTGCACCATCATCTATCAGATCACCCAGTCTAGCCACCATCTGTGCCTTGTGTCCTATGAACACTTTGCTGGTAGCAGTGATAATGTAGGCTGTATGTCCACAATCAGTTTTGATTTCATCACCCAGTGTGGCTGCTAATCTGTTGCCATCACACACCACTTTGCTGGATCCAGTGATGATGGTGCCACCGGTGTTCAGTGGAGCCAAATGACTGGGGTGAGAGCAGGTACCTTGTGTTCTGTCTCCAATGCGTGCAATGCCTCTGGACATTTGTTTATATTCCTATTCCTGCAAGTTGTGATGTCAAATTGTTTTTCATAGCATCTGCTGCTGATTCGATAGCTGATTGATTGGCTGTGAATTGAGTGGCTGCAGATTCAGCCATATTTTTAGCAGCATCCAACAGTCCCATCACTTGTGGTTCTAAACTGGGAATCGACTGAGTCAGCACTTGAGTTTTGATAGCATCAAAAGCAGGCACAAGGTCACTGCCCAACGAATTCAATTGATTCATAATTCCACTGCATCCTCCAGCAGAGGATGTTTGCACTGCCAAACTTAACTGAGGTATTAGAGCCTCCACAGATGCTGCCACATCTCCCACCTTGGCTGTGATGGCAGAAGTAATGCCTGCTGCTGTGGCTCCAAAACTTGTCATGGCACCTGTGATGCTGGATTGAAGACTGGCCAAAGCAGGAGGTAGGCTGGGCAAGGATGGAATACTGCCGTCCACACCAGGCAGACCTGGCACTGAAGGAAATCCTCCAGGAAGATTTTCTAAACTAGGCAATGAAGGTAAACTAGGCAATGAAGGCACGCCTTGAAATCCGCCTCCTGCAAAATATCCATCGAATGCTTTTTCAGCCTGATCTAGCAGAGGACTCAAATCATTCAATGCTCCTTTTAGAGCTCCCACATTGCCTGCTATTTTAGGAATAGTTTCTTGAATTTTCTTTTCCGCTTCTTTGGCCAATGCAATGGCGTCTCCACCCACTGTGGCTCCCAATGTACCGCATAGGTCGCAGGCTTGACCACCCACGTTGACCAAATCTGTGGCTGCTGTGGTGGCTGCTTCTATGCTGCTGGTGATTGATGCTGGAATAGTAAAATATGGCATAAAATTATTTATTTTTTAAATGCGTCAGGTATGCCCGACAAGGTTGTGTTGGGTATCTGCTCAATGGTGGTCCGATCAGTGCGTGATGTTTTCACATTGTCAGGGTTCAAATTTTCATGATGTGGCCATGGTTCATGCTGAGGCACACGTTTCATGATGTTGCCACTGCTTTCACCTGGATTGGTGTGTGTGCTCAATGGAGTTGGCTCTGTCTTCACTGCTTTGTTGTTGTTGAGGTTAATTACTCCACCTGTGTCCAGATTAATATTGCCATCTGCATAATGATTGGTGCTGCCCACAGATATGGTTTGATTGGCTGCCACTGTGATGGTTTGATTGCTGCCTACTGTGATTCTATGACTGCCCAATGTTTCTTCAGTAATACTGCTCATGGCCTTGATGTTGACACTGCGTCCTGCTTCGATGTTGACATCTCTGTCTGCTTTGAAATTAAAGTCTGTCTGCGTGTGTATGCTCACACTGTCCTGCGCAAATATGTCCAACTTGCCGTTGGCAGTCATTTCGATCCAGGTGGTACCAGCTGCATTGCCAATGTAGATCAAATCTTCTGAATTGTGCATCAATATTTGATGTCCTGTGCGTGTTCTAATACGCACCAACTCATTGTGAGGTATGGTTTCATCTGCTGGAGTAACTATGTCTATGTTTTTATTCACATATTCTGAGGGTCCTTTTGCAGCGGAAGTCTTACGTAAAAATTTATCGTCACCATCATCCATCACAATGCTGCTGCCACCCAATCTTGAATGATATCTGCCACCTTTGCCTCGAGCATTGCCGCGTTTGTCCAATGGGCCTGGAGTGCTGACTCCAAACACACTGCTGGGTGTTTCACGTCTGGCACTGGTGGTGGTTAATCCTCTGATTTCATCTGTTAATAATCCTTGATTTTTTAAAATATTTTTAAAATCTGTATTAATAGGCTTTAAATTTTTTGTAGCATCTATTAAATTTAAACTGTTAATCAACAATTCTTTGTTGTATTCACCCACTGGTAGTTTCTTCCCAATGTCTGTTAAATTGGTTGTGGTGTCAGTGAAAGTGGTTGCAGGTCGACCATCAGGAATCATAAAATTTTGATTTTCTGCCTGTACACAACCAATCCAATAGCCTTTATTGATATTGCCTTCCACAAATATCACCAGCACTATGTTGCCGATGTCTGGCGGAATAAACCACATGCCGTAGCTCTGCTGGCTACTGGCATAATCTGTATTTTTAGTCACTCCTGCATAGTTGGTCACACCGTAAAAAGGATTAAGATATTCTACCTGTACACGCTGATTAGCTTCCAATGAGTCCATGCCAGGATCCACAGATCTCAGCAACTCCACCTCCAGTGTGCCCATGTATTTGCCATCCAGGTGACTGGTGATTCTGGCTTCGTAAGGACCTGAATCCTTTATTGAGCTTTGTTTGTTGGGGCTGCTTCTGCGATCAATTGAAAACATTATGCTCCTGTCCCGTCAATATTTGGGGCACCACCTTCTGTATCACCATAGATTGGCTGGCCCAAAGAAGTTGTGCTGGTGCTTTTGCCTGTGATTTCTTGATTTAGTACTCTTATTAATTTCAAATTTTGTGTAAAGGTTCCGTTTGTAAAAATATTGTCCACGAAATTTACTTTATACACTCCACTGAATTCATCTAACTGCACAAAATTTTTATTAAGATCGTTGGCTGTGCCTTTAAACACCATGTTTCCGTTGGACGTATAGTCTATGGGTGTTCTAAAATTCACCACACAATATATGCCGCTAAAAGTAGGTTCGGCACTGCCATCTTTGTTTATAAATTTCTTTTGTCCTGTGCGTGGATCCTTGTCCACAGTTGAATAATAGTTACCCAGTCCGCTGTCAGCTAAAAAATATGGATCACCTAGCAATTCAATTGTGGTATCTACTAAACTAATGTTGCCAGTCATTATCATATCGTGGAATTCTAAATTCAGTCTTTGTTCTGTAGTAAGTTCACCCAGTGCTTCATAATTTTTTCTGCGAGGACTTGCATAGAAATTTGCAGTCAGTTTACCTGTGCCTACACCTTGTGCTGCAGCATCACCAGCCTTATCGTCTGCTGAAGTTTCTTTTTTTTCTCCTTCATTTTTTGTTTTTTTATTAGGATCTTCTTTAGAGTTGGCTTGATCGCTGGGCAACTGTTGTTGGAAACTGGCTTTGATTTGAATATCGAATTTTAATAC